ATCAATAGAGAGTTTAAAAGTGTGGAGGATTTAATGAGTTATAGAATCGCAGTTAAAGACTGGTTCAACGGTTATGACAGTATTGAAGATTACTATAAAATAATAGCACTAAATAGTTATAAGTATGAATTGGGGTTTGAAGAAATCAAGATGTGTTTGGATTTCATGTTAACTTTTGCCAATACGGACGTATACATTCCCAAGAAACAGTTTAAATTAAAATCCTTCAAGATGGTCGAAGTTTGGCACCCTGATATTAATAAGATAACCAACACCACCCTAGTGATATAGCAACTTAGAATGACTTAATAAATATAACTCTTGTCATAGTAGTTATATACTTACGTAAACCTTTTATTTGACGAGATAGGATACAAAATGGAGAATATTGGCAAATTGCTGTCCAGGTTAAGCCCACCACGCTTTAAACACAGCGTTTGGGACACTAAAATAAATTATTTCCAGATAAATACTCTATGTAATAATCTAAAATTGATAAACGTACTATCAATTATAACTATATCTATATTAGCTTACGGACAGCAAAATAACAGCCCGATTTTAAAGAATATCGACTTAACATTGCATAACATGTACGACGGACAAACTAACATATATAAAACAATTAACAAGATGGATGCTAAATTGAACAAAATACAGATAGTTCAGAAATCGATGAGCACGCTGATGAAAACTATATCAGGAATAGTAGGCTCTATAGAAGGAACAGTCTCGTCGTTAGAAGTGATTGTAGGGCTTATTAAATTAGACGCTGCCGCCATTAAATCGTCTAGCTCAATAACTAGTAATTTGTTAGTGGACCAAATACCAATAATATCAGGGAATTTGGAAGCGATAAAGGTTATTCAAAATGAAATGCAGATAGAATTGGACATAGTTTCAGGTGACACAACCGCTATGGAAGGCGAGTTAGTAGCACTTAACACTATACTAACAGCGGTAGCTGCAGACACTACAAGTATACTAGCCGAAACAACAACTATTGCCGCTTCAAATACCGAATTGGCGACGGCATCAACAGCTTCTCTAGCATTACTCACAGCATTCAGCGAAGACTATTTCAACCCGGCTACAATATCGACTCTAGGGTTCTTTAAAGTGCATTTGACTTCAATAGATACAAAGGATAATTTGCAAGTGCAAGTAGAAAACTTCCCAACTGAATACAAGGTTAGTAATTTCCCAGATAGTTTCGAGGTCACTAATTTCCCGGATTACCCAACAATATTGGACGTAAACATCAAAAGTAGTGAAATTTCCATACCTGTGGAGATCGGATCAAATTTGACTATAGACTTACCTGAGCAATTTAATGTGAACGTAGATAATTTCCCAGCCGAATACACAATTAGCAATTTCCCAAATAGTTTCGAAATCACCAATTTCCCTGATTACCCACAAATATTAGATGTAAATATCAAAAGTAGTGAAATTTCTATACCTGTAGAGATCGGATCAAATTTGACTATAAGCTTTCCCGAACAATTTAATGTGAGTGTAGGCAATTTCCCAACCGATTATAAAGTCAGTAATTTCCCGGATAGTTATAAAATAAACAATTTCCCAGAATGGATTAGTATAGCTAATTTCCCCGACAAATTAGAAACAATAAACATTGGTAATTTTCCTAATAAATGGGACGTTAGAATTATAGATGCCACCATAGATATACCAGTTTCCGTGAGATTTCTACCCGATGTAACAATAGACAATTTCCCTGCAGATTATAAAGTAAGCAATTTCCCCGATAGTTACAAAGTGAATAATTTCCCTGAGTGGATTAGCATCGCTAATTTCCCGGATAGACTAGAAACGATAAATATAGGTAACTTCCCTAACAAATGGGATGTTAGAATTATAGATGCGACCATAGATGTACCAGTTATGATTCAACACAGTGTAGATATCAACATTGGAAACTACCCAGAA